GCTTTCCTTGCTAATTTTGTACTCTTTGGAACGTGCTTACTACAGAACTTCTTTTGTCTACCAACTAACGGGAGCCCACAAGGCTTGCCGTTTCGACCATCAATCTTCTGACATGTCTTTGTCCCAACATATGGCTCATACTCAGTGCCGAACAAAGCATTGAGCCCAGGCTCCAGTTCCGCGGCTAATTCCTTGCGGGTAAGGGGCTTAGGTTCAGATTCCTCTTCATCTATCTCTACCTCCACCACCACTCCTTCTGGTTGAGCATCGGGGGAAACTCGCTTGGAAAAATCGTCCACCCAATCGTCAGAAAGCGTGTCATCGGGGGAAACTCGCCCGGTTCCCCACCTAATATCCAACAACTCTCCCGGCTCCATGTATCTATCTGCAACCTCCGCAGACAGGGCGGCATACCCGACCTTATCGACCCACGAATCTGTATGGTTTATGTCCACCAACAGCCGGCTCGTCTTCAACCAATCCATCATCAGACCAACATGCATCGGGGTTATACAACCATGAGTGCCGAGAGCCGATTTAACAATTGTGTCCCATCCAATGGATATAGTGGTGAAAGAGTTCAACACATCTCCATACTCATCCTGTCTATCGCCGTTGATCTTGTCTAAGGCGCTGTCTACTACATCATCTCTATTCATAGCTGGTACTTATACCTCTTATCTGTATCTAGTATGTGCAATTCCTTCCGGGCGCGTGTTATGCCCACATAGAATGCCCGATGTTCGTCATCTGGATGTTTGCTTTGAGCGCACACTCTTGGTATCCCTAGGTACACTACGCAATTATCGTCTTCTCCTCCCTTCATGGCATGAAAAGTTGATACTTTAAGGCGAGGGGGTTGGGTGATGTCTTCCCCTCGTCTTTCAATTGACCGGACGTATAGCTTCTGTTCCTTACCAAACCGTGCCACATCCATCGCATCCGTATATAACGGAGCAATCATTCCATAATCACGCACCAAGGTTTCGTAATCCAACATCGCTTCTGGGTCCGCAGCGTCTAACAATCTAGCAGAGCCCCGCTTTACAACAGCATAGTCTCCCTGCTTTGGTACAGACGCATACATCTTCTTAACGCGGCGCAACGACAGAGGGTTACCTGCTTGCAGATCGCGCCAAGCAACGATCACATCTACTGCATCTGGGTTGATCGAAGGCCGACCCTTAACACTGTACAGGTATCCGTCTTCCCTTAAAGACTCTGCAAACTCACGCACAAAACTGTTGGTCCTAGCCATGATTGTCCACGAACCCTTGTGGTACGGAATTGTGTGCCGGCTTAGGTGGTATTCAACCAAGCCTTCTTCCTCCATGGGTAGAAACTCTTTCTCAATCCGGTTGTCGATCCGCTTTACAATCTGCTGAGACAAAGACCAAACGGCCCGAGGCAACCGGTACGACTGTGAAAGGATTGTCTTGTTGTCTGTCGCATTGATAAAACGATTAACATCAACGCCGGTCCATCGGTGAATGGCTTGGTCATCGTCCCCTGCATACACCACATTCTCCGCGTTGGCCTTCATGTGATCCACCATCTCCCATTGCAAGGGAGTAAGATCTTGGGCCTCGTCCACAATCAGCAGCTTCAAGTACGGTGGTTCTACGTTCAGGTACTGTTCAATCAGATCAACGAAGTCCATCTTACCGAACTTGCTTTTGTACAAAGCAACACTGACCTCGATCTGCTTCATCTTTGGAAACGATAGATCCCAATCCTCAGCCTCGTTGAACTCTTGCTCCATTGCAATCAACCTGTACCTGGACCGGTCGATCAACTGAATGTACTTGCCGCCGTCACCGCCAATGGCAGGGATCAGGATGCCGTCATCAGGTGCGGCGCCTTCTGCATTATCAAACGACAAACCCAGACCATGACCCAGCTTGCGCCAATCGTCCTTGGCTAGCATGTCACCAGATACCAAACCCAAAGCGCGGAACCCAATCGAGTGCAGGGTGCGGAAGTAAGGCAGACGTTTCTCGTCAAACCCAAACTTGCCACACGACCGCTCAACGGCCTCTTGTACGGCCTTCTTTGTAAAGGACATGAACCCTATCTGTTCAGGGTCAACACCGTCCTCTAGGGCTTCTTGTACGCGCTGTATAAGGCTGTACGTTTTACCACACCCAGGCGGACCTAAGAGCATCTCCTCGGACATCACTCTTTACCGCGTGGACGTTGAGCCAGCCACTCCAGAACTTCTTCCTCGACCCAACGGGTGGCGCTGTTCTTATCGCCCTTGCCCGGTCCAAGATATATGGGTTGTGGAAAGATGTCCTCGCTTACCCACTTGTAAATGGTGGAATGGGATACCCCCAACCACTCGGTTATTTCCGCAATCTTCAGCAGCTTTCGTTGTTCAGAAGGGGATGTCATCACTAAACTCCTTTGGTTCCAGTTTTATTTCTTCATCTTCAAATGCCGGCACATGCCAGACACGTAATTGTTTTCGACTTCCGTCATCTTTTTTAATATTCTTTTTAAGGTAGCACTCCCCTCCATCATTCAGCGTCTTCAACTGTTCCTGTATGTGAACCGCTTTGTAATGTGTGAACTGCCTGTTCTTGAGAAACTGTTCCAAGCCAGCCATCGTAAAGTACGTCACGCCGTCCTCGGTCCACGGCTTGCCCATCTCCATTTCTTCTGGGGACAAAGCCCTAATCCGACTTGTGCAAAACGTCTTCAGCATCTCATGAAACTGCCCCTTGATCGTGAGTTCCGGAGGGACATCTATGGTGACCGAGTTCTTCATCAGAGTGTTGATTGCAACCTGCCAATCTTGTGGCTTAACTTGAGGCGGCATGAAGTTGAGTTGCTCCATGCATGACCGCTGCCAAAGACCTTGGTTCTGCAATTGCTCAACAGTTAACTGTAGCCGCTGACCATCTACATCCATGAAGTAATGCCGAGGCTCCGATAACATGACTGTCAAACCACCAAGGTTGGCCCGATCTGGGGCCGAGTTACCCACACCAAACTGGCGCGACTTGCAGATCTGTACATCACAGTGATCTTTTAACGGACACACACTGCATTGCAGGAAGTACTCTTTCTTCATCAACGATTTCTGCAACGCAACGATCTCAGTTGCCTCAAGGGCAGGGCTGCATAACGTCCTGTTGTATTCTTCGTGATGCTTCTTCCAATTGTCAGGCCACTTCAACCGGCAGTACACGCCAACATTAAACATAAACGTGTTCCGGTGTTCAGTAACAGAGCCCTGCCCAGTAATGATCTCCAAGCAGTACGGCCCGTCAGTAAAGTGTGTTCTCTCTCCACCAAACTGAAGTTCATTTAACTCTGGAATGTCTATCCTTGCTGCATCAACCGCAGCAAAGAACTGCGCCATGTCCATAGCTTCGCCCTTCTTATCCAAGGCATAGCGTGTGGTTACATCACCACCAAAGTAAGGCATGTTTATAAAGTTGCCCACATCGCCACGCTCCGCCAAGATAGTGTCCTGCTTTGGAAAGATCTCACAACCGGAGAACCCCAAGGCAACAGACATCTCGGTCAGATACTCTCGAACCATGGCCGCTTGCTCCCACTGCTTGAGAAACAAATAGAGGTGGGCGCCGCCCGACTTGGAACGACACAACACCAGGGGCAACCCTAGCTTTTGAACCTTGGCATTTAACTCCACCAAGTTGAGATCATAGGTATCAATGTCCAGAGCCCCGAACATGCACAGATTATCTTGGGTAATAGGTATAGATCCCACACCCTGACGGCCCTCAATGTGATCCTGTACTAACTCATCGGTCAAAGGACCGCGAACAATCATACTCTTCGCCTCGGCTTTGCCGTTGCGTCCAACCCTGCCTACAGTGGTTGTACCGTGCGCCGCTATTGATCCGCAGAACGCATCCATTAACTTTTTTGCTTGAGACATAATCCCTCCTAAAAAAGAATCACGCTAACGCCGTTAGCGTGATTCTTTATTTACGTCTTTAGAAAGGAATTTCATTGTCCTTGTATGGCGCACCAGTTGCGTTGCCAGATCCTTCGGGATTAATTGTGGGATCCGCAGCGGCCTTTACTTCTCCAGCTAGAATAGAGTCTCGGAAGTCTTTAGCCGCCAAGAAAAGGTGACGACTCTCCGGAGGTACTAAACCAACAGGTTCCGTGGCCCAGTTGTTCCACGTTCCTTTGTCGTTGGTTTCTTCCACGGAATACATACGCCAGATCGTAGCAAACACAGCAGGTACAGCAAGTTGCCCTGTTTTTGGGTTCTTAACCTTTTGCATAGAGATTTTAGTCTTCCACTGCCGGCTGATTTTAAGGCTAGCAGACTTCATATCAATGATAGCTGGTTGATAGGATCCTTCATCATCCAAAACCAAACAGAAATGTTGGTCCGACTTGATGAGTTCGTTGCCGTTGGGCAGTATTTCTTTCATACCCTCTCGTCTGGTCTGGTTAATCAACGGATCACCAGTAGGAACTTTGCCCTTAAACCCGCCACCCAAATCAATAGGCACAAACTCCAAGTACTCCGTTGTTTGATAACACGGGATAACTTTTATACCCTCTTCGCCGGGCCAGTACTGACCAGTAACGGTGTTAAACACATCACCCTGTTCAGAGCCGGGAATAAACTCAGGCTTTTTCTTGTTGATCTGAGGGCTCATAGGCTGAAGCAAGCGAACAAACGGGATCGCCATCTCGTCACTACTAAATGAGGCACCTTCACCTGCGGTTTCAAAGATATCGTCAAGAATATCTGTGCTTAACTCTGCACTTTTTTTATTAGCTACTGCGTTACCCATTTTTCTTTTCCTGTTCTTTAATCTGACGTTCAATTTCTTGCTCTTCAAGAGCATCTTCTGCTTTCTGGATCATCTGATCCTCAATGACTTGATCCTCATCAAAATCTGTCTCGTCATTGTCCATGAAACCACCGTACTCATCAGTGTGGTCTTCATCATCCATCTCTTCTAACATTTTATTCTTAATCGCACCCATTATACTTTCCTCTTAATTTCTGCTGCTGTTTGAACAAACGCTCCGAACATGTCCAAATCGATGTGCTTACCTGCTGTTACCCGCTCTTTTACAAAAGCCTTGAGTGTTGAAGCGTGGATGTGTGTCTTGGTCCGCGGATCAAAACCCTTCTCCTGCAACTGCCCGACAAGATTGCCGGCAATGTTGTCTTCGCCCTTGCCAAATGTCACAACGACATCGTTCTTAATGATATCGTCTAAGCCGTTTTCTCTAAGCCAATTAAATGCTTCTTCTTTGCGCGGAACAGGAATAGATGCGTGTACTACAGGCTTACAAGCAACCGAGGCGCCCTCAACTTCTATCTTTTCCACACCCATTTCATCCATTAAACTAGGGATGCGGTCATGAGTGATACGCTTACGCTGTTCCTTCAGGATTTTAAGGTGTTCTTCCCAATCATTGATCTCTTTATCAAGTTGGGTGACCTGTTTCACCATTTCAGATAGGTTTTTGCCTACCTCTGCATCAACACCGGCCAACGCTTGGCTCGTGTCAAACATGTCATCGAATATGTCTTCCATTAAAGTACATCCTCTTCAGGGTTAAGTTGACACAACCATTTTTGTGCCGTATTTTGGAGTATATGGGAGGAACGATATGACAGTCAACTATAAATTCAAAACGAAACCGTATGACCACCAACGAACCGCATTGAATGCTGCTGGACAGAAAGATTTCTTTGGGTTCTTTATGGAAATGGGCACCGGCAAATCTAAAGTTCTCATTGATAACATGGGACAGTTGTTCTTGGAAGGTAAGATCAACTTCGCCCTGGTGATAGCGCCAAAGGGCGTGTATCGAAACTGGGTAGCTAAGGAAATACCTCAACACATGTCGGATGATGTACCGCTGCGAATGATTCGTTGGGTAGCATCGCCAAACAAAAAACAAACAGAAGAAATACGATCAATACAAAAAGGTTTTGCTGGGCTCACCGTGTTTGTCATGAACGTGGAGGCTTTTTCCTCAACGAAGGGGCAGCGTGTAGGAAAGTGGATGTCAAAACATCTAGGCAAGCACGGTCTGATTGCCATTGATGAAAGCACCACCATCAAAAACCCCAAGGCCAAAAGAACCAAAGCACTCATGGATATATCTGATGGGTTCTCATACAAAAGACTACTGACCGGCTCACCAATCACCAAGTCTCCTCTCGATATCTACTCGCAAGCAGAGTTTCTGCAACGAGGTATGCTAGGTGATTCGTATTGGGCGTTCCAAGGCCGGTATGCGATAACCAAACAACAGAAGATGGGCGCCAGATCGTTTACTCAGATCGTAGGCTATCGATATCTGGATGAACTAACAGAACGAATCAGTTCCTTCAGCTACCGTGTTCTTAAAAAAGAATGCCTAGACCTGCCAGACAAGACATACACCGTCAGGTATGTACAACTGACGCCAGAACAAACCAAAATGTACAACGATATCTCTCGACAGGCCATGGTTCTGCTAAACAATGGTGAATTGGTCAGCGCACCCGCAGTAATTACACAGCTTTTGCGCCTACAACAGATCCTGTCAGGCCATATCAAGACAGACGAAGGAGACATCGAGTACTTTCCAACCAAAAGAACAGACGCACTCAAAGAAATAATGTCAGAACACGATGGCAAAGCAATTGTCTGGTCGCGGTTCCGTCATGACATCAAGTCCATTGTTGCAATGTTGAACAAAGAGTTTGGACTTGGGGCCGCAGCGGCATACTTTGGAGACACTCCGGACGATGAGCGTCTGGCTATCGTGCAAAACTTTCAAGACCCCAACCACCCACTGAAATACTTTGTGGGCAACCCAGCTACCGCTGGTTACGGTCTGACTTTGACCGAGGCCAACCTTGTGGTATACTATGCCAATGACTTCAACTTGGAAACACGGATCCAAAGTGAAGACCGGGCGCACCGCATCGGACAGAAAAACCCCGTGACCTATATTGATCTGATCTCAGAAGGCACAATAGACGAACGTATCGTTGAAGCACTCAGAAACAAGATCAACATAGGCGCATTAGTATTAGGAGAGAAAGCAAGAGAATGGCTAAAACTTACTTAGAACTACAGGCAAAAGAAGTAGCGAAAGAAATGGTAGATGCCATGGTTGAAACCATGGTGGATAAGAAACGCCAGTTGCGAACAATCGATAGTGGAGCCCAAGTTATATCCAAGCAAACAGGGTTGGACTTAGATGTATCAAAGGCGTTGCTTAAATCTATGAACGGTAACAACGTTACCCAGATCAGAGGCTACTCAAAAGAACCAGAGCATTTAAGAAAGTCCAAGATTGGCAAGTCCAATGAACCCAAAAGATAAAGTTATAGAGTTCCCCAAGCTGTCGGAAATCGACCGGCAGTTTGAGGAACTTGAACGTCAACGGGAACTTATCCTGAAGCAGAAGGCTGAGATATTTCGGACGGATAAGTTACCAATTGACAGGTAGAATCACCCTCACTGAAATATTGAGGCTGTCTTGTCGCGGAACTTCTCAAGGAACTCCCGCAACTCTTTGTTCTCTGCTTGCAGCCTTTTTATTTCAGAGTTAGCAGCCTTTAACTCTAAAATTAATGCACTGTATTCTTCTCTGTTGATCATTACTCATCAGTCCTTTTTATAAAAAACTTGTTTGATGTGGTCTAATTGTCCACCTTCCAGGGCACTGAGCCCCGTCCCAACGATCCGCCATCAAACGAGCGGTGTTGTGTTTTAAGTGATGGTTCTGGGCAATGTCTGTAGAGTCAGCACTGGCAAAGGGCCACTGACGCCCAGATAACTTCATGCCTCTAAGCATATGCAGGTTGGGTATTCTTTTAAACGTAGCCTCAATCTCATTAAAGGCTTCATCCATTCTCATGCACCAAGATGGAGACATTACAACAGCATACTCCGCCGTTGATCCCACACATACTCGAGGCCAATCCTCACACAAAGATAATAGCCTAGAGATAGGTTCATCCATATGCCAAACCGGTGATCCTCTATCACCATAAGGCCAATCCCGCACCAAAGATTCTTGGGCTTGAGTGCCCTCGTCAATAACATCAGGAATTACAGCCCATGTGGTCGGGTAGTCTAACCACTTATCACACCACTCGTAATAACTTTTCCAATCAGTCTGCTTGCCAGACTTCCACTTACTAAAGGCGCCGTTATCTAACATGACGCTTTGCCCAATCTGGTGACATCGAGTGACATCATCTGGACGCATGTGACTAACGCAGAAGTGCCGACCGGCCAGAGTTAACAGTTCTCTGACCGGAGTGATTGGCGTTCCATGGTAGTGAATCATTCCACCTCGCAAAAGATAGAAACATTTTGATGTGATCCGCTAGTTTCAACAGAACAATCAAACTTTTGTGCCAAAAGTGCCGTAACGTCCTCTTGGTAAATAGGTGTTTTCTTTATTTCAGAAAAACATTTGTGAAGATCCTCTACCAAAATAATGTGTGAGCTAATTAACTTAACTCTGTAAACAATTTCCTTACCATCGCTTGGACAATCGGCAACAAAAGTTGCGTTGTATACTACTCTCATCGTGATAACCTCCACCAGATTGCACCCGCCGCTAGCATTTTCGCCGCCGTCATCATTGCAAAGCCAACAAAACTAAAGTGACCAATCATTTCTAAAAAAACTGCGCTATCAATGGGTGTGCTTATCGCGGAAGAAAGCAAGATGCGCTGCGCTAATGGCCGGCCAGTAAATGTGTAAACGTACCAATCCACCAGCTCTGAAATTAAAAAAGCGACCAAACTAGCTAACGCAACATAAGGGTCCGCCATCAGGTAACTTAACGCCGCACCAACACCCATCGCCGCTAAAATGTGATGACCAATTTCACGTTGAGCAAAGTCCCGCAGAATAAAAACCGCGCCAACTACTAATGACATGGGCGGAAACATCTCTCCCCATATTGGAACTAAAGGAACATAAACAAAGCCGATGTTTACGGCAACAATTGCAGCGACATACGCCGCAGTAAACTTGTACTGTTTCATATTAAACTCTCTATTTAGATACAAAGTATACTTCTACCTTGGACACCAACTCACGTTGCCGGTGCAGCGATGCGCGTATGTCAGGTAAATGCAGATCAGTAGCGTCAAAGATCTCGCGCATGGTCAATGGCTTTCCCGCCGCTTCCAAGACATCAAAGATCTTTACGTCTATATCATCCTCATGATCATTCACCTCAGCCTCTGGCTCCGAAGTTGGAGTTGGCTGCAATTCATCCGCCGTTTCCGCCTGAACATTAACCACGCGCCATGGAATCTGCTCCCGCTTGTCAGAAAAGTTAGGCAAAACCTGCGCGTGAACCGCAGTGCCAGGGGCGAGTTCCATCTTGTCTACAATGCGAGAGTTAATAAACACCCCCTCGCCATTAGCCAGTACCCCAAAGGCACTGCCCGAGTAGGTCAACTCTTCAACCAATACCCGCTTGGTATCTACTATCATATTCTATATCCTTCTTGTCTTAGACTACTTACAAACTGTTTTAATTCTAGTCGGGCCTGATACAACTTGTTCTTCGCATCAGCCCCAGCACCTGTCTTATACGCTTCGGGCTCAAGATTATCTACCATGCGCCGCAAATGTTTTAGTTCTGCTTCTTGTGCCGGTGTCATCCCGTACATTCTCCATCATCTTCTTGGCAAAGGGCGCCCACCTCCTCGTTAAAGATCCAATCGCCCTGCCGTTTTACAAAATTACCAACATCGTCATAACTTCTGCGCTTGTGAAATGTCCCCCCTATCTTCTTCTCCATTGCCGACCACCACTCCATACGATCCGGATGCTCTCGCCACATCATCGCCAAAGTAGCCTCGCTCTTCAAGAAACAACCATCACAGTTGCCCTTCGCCGTCACACCATTCGGACCAAACAATCTCAAATCAAAAGGCTGTTGTTTCCAGAAATCCATGACCGTAGCCTTGGTTGCTCCCGCATCCGCCAGTGGATACCAAAAGGTCCATCGATCTTTGCTGTCCCCACGATTAATTCTGCGGGGCTCGTCAGCACGAATGCCAATACCAGAGTTCCAATGCTTCCATTTTTGCGACACCAGGTAACGCTTGATCGTCCGTACCTTTAACTCTGCCGTGCAAAATCTAGCCACTGCGTTTGGCAAATAAGGTTTGTATAACAGTGTCTCGAACGGCTCACCGTTTCGCGCAGCGGAGTTGTGACTCACCTCTTTAAACGTAACCTTGTTATCAATCCGGTCGTACTCCAACCACTTGATCGGCACGTTCCACCGGTCACCACACTCATGCACAAAGTCTAATGTCTGAGGCATTTCTCGACCAGTGTTGGCAAAAACAACCTTGCACCGATCAGGCAACCCGCCGTTCTCTTCCAAGATCTTGTGAAGCATATACCCACTGGTCCTGCCCCCCGAAAAACTTATTAAAACATTGCCTTCGGGCAATAAATACTCTGGCATTCTCTGCGTCCTTTGATATACTTTTTATGAGGGGCGGCTTATTCAACTGAAACCGTACCTGCGCTCAGTTTGATCGTTACAACTCCATGTTCACCGCCGCCTCTCACCATCACTTAATGATATCTATACCATGTCTGAGCGCCGCGCGAATTACGCTCTTGCGTTGCATGTTTAAGGCAGCGGCAATCTCATCCGCGTTGCGCCCCTGCTTAGTCATGTTCATGATAATCTTAGAATTTAACTGCAATGGACGCCCCTGCTTGGTAGCAAACCTGCCAATGCGCCCCTCAACAACCTCATTTTTAATGCCGTAATTCGGACCTCGATACCCATACTGTTCCAACATCCGCTTGTTCTCAATCTCTGCTAACGCCTTCATCTTTTCTAATACAGTCACAGTTTATCTTCCCTCTCGTCAAATTGATGGGCCAACCTACGCAACTCAGTGGCTATGCCCTTGGTTATAACACCCGTAAACAATGGCCGGCGGTCCTTCTCCAAGACCGCCTCACCAGCTATCAATGCAAACGTGGTATCAGTTAATTCAAAGGTCAGATGAGCGACCTTGAAATGTTGTCGCGGCGCCCCTGGATGCCGCGACTTTGCCTTAACGCTATGCGTACTCATCTTCAGGCTCCACTTCGCCAGAACCATCACAATTCTCACAAGCAACCCACTCAGCTACCGGCTCTAACGTTTCGCCAAACCGCTGGTACAAGGTCTTCTCAACCATGCCCTTGTGACCAGTGTAACTGCACTCCGGACACTCAATCATGCGGATCACCAATCCTTTGACCCGTGTCCTTGTAATAGTTTTCCGCTAACTCAGCATAAAACTGAGACAACGCTATGCACATAGAGTCATTATCCTCCATGTCCAAAACCTCATGCAACCGTTGATGCACGTACTTAGTAGCAACGGTGCTTGCGCCCCAAGTGTAATCAAGCATCAGAAATCTCCCCGATAATAAACCGATCTGTTCCACCCATCGAACTCAATCCAATCAGCCGCTAAATCAAACTTCTTAGCGTACTCCTCCCTTTCTGTATGGTGACGATACCGAGGGTCTGCGTCCTCCGTTAAATCATCGCGGATCTTAGCCGCAATCTCCCGCAAATTATCAGAAGATAAATACACCTTCATAGGGTTTTCGTTGTACTCATCAGGGCTTGCATAGCTCTGGTTAATTAACTCATGCAAATCCCAGTGCTTGCGCCAATACTGGATCTCCAACCGGACCGAGGCAATAGGCCAGCAAACCTCAGAAGGACGCAACTCTGCGTCCCCCGTCTTTACGTGACCGACCGCTTCCGTTGGCCGGTCAACAGCCTCATACTTTCCCTTCACAACACTCGTTGTAGTGTTGTTCCGCTCCGCAATTAAATATGCATCTAATCCCATTACTTCTCTCCTTGCTGTTTACAAAATGCCTTCAATCCACCCGCAGCGGTCCACTCATCAGGCGGCATGTTGTCCCTGCCCCATGTCTCATCGTCAATGAGAGCGTCAATCTCATGACAAATCTTAACCAAGGCCTTAAAGGTAGGGTGCGGATACTTATGTGGACACACCCCAACAGCGGCATACGCCGCGTTGTTTAAAGCACTCATGCGTTTTCTGTAATCATATTCGTCAGCCATCTCTCTCTATCCTTCTGTAATTTCTGACAAATCTGATGCGTCAATATCAAACAAGCCAAAACATTGATCGTTGTATTCCTCAATAATTTTTTCAATAAATTCCTCACGGCTTTCCGCCTCACGTACTGGATTTACCTTAATTGTTATTACACACTCAAATCGTGCCATCTCTCTCTCCTTCTATAAAACTACTGATTAATCCTTGCGCGACTTCCGAGACAATCGCGTTCCCGTAGGCGCGGCATCGTCCCACGCGACCGGCAATCCCATTAGCCAGCGGGAAAGTGCTGGGTTCAACTGGCCTCCACTTTCCATCCCTGCAATAGAGCCAGTCTGCATCTCGCCAGACACCGTTAGTCTTTGCGCCTGAACCAAGGCTTGAGCCGTGTCCGCCAAGTTCTGGCCTGCGTTCCTCGTTTCCAATCTCTTGCGACTGTACTCTTGGGGATTTGACACTCGGCTCATATTGTCGTCCGCTACTTGAGGAGTGGGCCAGCCCGACATCTTCGACAGTTGCGTCAAACTCGATCCGGACATCCCAGCCGTAATTCCCGTGCCGCCCCGCGTCCCGTCCGATGCCGCCGGCGTTGTCCATCCCGCCAATCTCGCCGCGTCCGCTGGGTTCAACCCCGCATTCATCCCGCGCTTGACCTTCGCGTCCGGTCCCTCGCCCCGACCATTGTTGGTCGCATTCGGAGTCGGCCATCCGCGAACCACCATCTTCGACAGTTGCGTCAAACTTGATCCGGACATCCCCGCCGTAATTCCCGTGCCGCCCCGCGTCCCGTCCGATGCCGATGGCGTTGTC